GTCCGCACCAGCATTCCGTTGTACGTTGTACGGCGGCTGCGTATAGCGAGCCGGGTGACTGAAGAATATTTCCATAATTATATAAATGATTTGATCCAACTTCACTCCGCCAATCTATTCCGCATCATCGCCAACAAGCTCACCACCGACTGGTAATCGGTAGAGCGAAAACGGTAACGCTTGTAGTTGGCCGTAATCTCACCAACCCAGCGGATGCGCTGCTGCTTCACGAAGCCCACGCCCCGCACAACACGCCCCGCAGACCCACAGCCTCTTTGCTCGCGGCCCTTCACGTTGCGTTGCATCTCTTGATAGATGGTTCCAGTACGGTTGGCGCCACGGGAATGGATAGAGTCAACTGGCTCGGACAGAAACGTCTGGACTCGTGCATGGGTTTGCGCTTTCCTCCCCTTTTCTCCTATTTGCCTGCGATATTCAGACGATTTCTTCAGATGATAGTGGGCAGCCAGCTTTGCTAAGGCGTGCTCGCTAATGCCCAAATAGAATATGATTTCAGTGTTAGGCATATCGGCATAGTGGTCGCACAGCCATTTAGTCTGACTGGGTGTAAGATTGCCACCTCGCGCCTTCATCATCGCTATCGTCGCACGATCCTTGCTCCATCCGTGCAGGTGGGCGAGCTTGCGCAATCCGCCTCTGCTAATATCATACTGTGCGCAAAGCATTATATTGGTAGTCGTAGGAAAGGCCAAAGCGAGAGAACGTATCTCAGTTTCGGACAGTGTGGTGTAATGCTGCATATTTCTTATCGTCGTTCATTTTCTTCTTTAAACCATAGTCTCTGTAGTTTCGCATATTCCTTTGAATTTAGGTCGTCTTTACTAAAAGTGTGCGGTGGTTACGTTTTCCTTCGCTGCCATGCGTCCGCACCAGCATTCCGTTGTACGTTGTACGGCGGCTGCGTATAGCGAGCCGGGCTACGTTCCGAGGCGCCTTTCGCGTATATTGTTCGTCTACCTGCAAGTTTCTGAACGTTCACGCCTTATGTTGTTACTCCGGGAGCTCCGTCCACCATGCCTTCTTGTCGTCGGGCACGTAGATGTTGTCCGGGACGCTTCTGTGTCCAACTGCCTTTATCTGCTCCTTCGGTATCACGGCGTCGAACGGCTGGAAACGCTTGCACGTCACTCCGACGTTCAGCAGCGGGCGGTACTCGCCGTTGTACTTGTAGCATAAGTACTTGTGCCGCTTCGCCTGCTTCGGGCCCTGGCACACCACGGTGTAGCGGTTGCCTCTGTGCATCGCTGCGAGGGCGTGCGCGAAGTCGTCGTGTCCGGGTTGCAGCTCCGTCGTGATCGTAGAAGTAGCACGGATGGATGTCACGGCGTAGGTAGTACCAGAGGTGGTCGAGGTCTTCGGCGTTCATGTTGAAGATACTCTTGTACACTATCTCGCGCCAGATGTGCTGCGGGCTCTGTGAGCTGCGCACGAGTCCTTCTATCACTGCGAAGAACTCCTTGCGGTCTAATTTCAGATTAATCATTCTCCGCCTCCTTTCCTTCTATATCGTCGGCACAGCCGATGGTTTTCAGTACAGGCTTCAGCCGGAGATTGCCTACAACGTCGCTCTTTTCCTCGAACTCGAAGCTGTATATTATGTCGCCCACGAACTCGCCCATCCTTACCGTCAGCTTGCGGCCTCTGCCTATGTGCTCGTTGATGTGCGAGACGTGAAGCTTGATGAAGGCGAGCAGATCTTCTTTCGTGATGTGCGGTGTGCGCTCGTCGTTGAACTCCACCAGCGTGTGCTTGAAGCCTGCGAGGAACTCGCCGAGCGCTTCCGTGCGGGTGTTTATCTTTCTCCAGAACGGGCTGTCGATGTAATATTGCTTTGTCATTGTTGCGTTGTTGTTAGTTGTTAATACTATATGTTGCTGTTAAATGCTGCGCTACACCGTGCGCGTTGCTGTTACGACTCCTTCGGCGCGGTTCACGGTCGTCGTGAATTTCTTGCCCCACTGCATGCCGAAGGTGGTGCAGATGTTACGCACGTAGCTCAAACGTCCGACGGGTACCGTCAGACTCTCGCCCAGGGCAAGCTCTGAGAACTGCCCGAGAAGCGACTTCTCGTGATTGTTTTTCTCCTTTTCCATTGCTTGTTTCATTAATTGTTTGTAACTTTATGGTGCAAAGATAATCATTTCGATCGAACAAAAATCAGATTGATTGAAATAAGATGCATTATTTAACATTTATTCAATATTAATGATTGATATGAAGTTTGAAAAGATAAATATCGGACTGCTTATTGAGCAGAAAATGAATGAATTAAATGTGTCGAAGTCTGAAATGGCGAGGCGCAGCGGTATTGCTAACCAAAACATTAATCGTGTTTTGGAGCGGTCGAGTATAGATACGGACAAACTTGTAGCTATTAGCGAGGCGTTAGATTTCAATTTTTTTGATTGTTATCATTCAAATAAAAGTAATGGCGTAACTGCTGATAATGGCGGTGTGGCAGTAGCTGGCAATAGCACAGCTCATCATTTCACAACAAATTCTTCCGTCGAGACCGATGCCGTGCTTCAGGAGCGCATCAAGTCGCTCGAAGCTCTGCTTGCGGAGAAGGAACGCCTCATCAAGGTGTACGAGCGGATGGTGGAGAAGTAGGCTGCGCCCTCAGGAAAAGCGAGAAGGCGAAACCTGCAAAGGTACGAATATATAATTACAACAAAATGTTGTATATAATTACAACAAAAAATTGTATTTTTAATGTACTATTATGTATAGTTATTAAGAAATACTGAACAACAAAAAACATGATTATGGGTACATTAGAAGTTTTTTTGGTAATCATGGCTGTTATAAGTGGTGGTCTTGTCATTTGGTCATACACCAAATCGGGAAAGAAATGGCTTAACAGCCTGTAGAAACAATAGTAATGACGCAGAAAGAAGAGAAAGAGAAGCAGAAGAGGTGTCGCGAGGAACTCGGCAAGTTCTTCTACGACCTCGCAAAGACCACGTTTGCCGTAATGGTACTCGGCAACGTAGTGGCCATGGCAACTGCAGAACACATGGGATGGGGCGCTTTGGGCGTTCTCGCTTTCGGAGCTTACCTTACGTTCTGTCTTGCATATATAGGGAACAGAGTATTAAAGAACTAAAAAATAAGATTATGATACTACTTGCATTTGCATTTCTATTTTTGTCGGTCATTGCTACCGGCATAATAATCTGGCTCAATACCAAATCGGGCAAGAAGTGGCTCGCAAGCCTGTAGCACCATTTTCTCGGTGTCAATAGAATGGTGCTTAAAATTTTAAGCAGATAAGAGTATGATCTACGCGATAGTTACATTTGCAGCGTTCCTCGCTGTAGTGGTTGCAATAATCATCTGGCTCAATACCAAGTCGGGCAAGAAGTGGCTCGCAAGCCTGTAGACCATTTCGTTGGCGTCAACAAAATGGTCTACAGGTGTAGGACCGAAACGCCTTTTGCGTGCAATTCCGTCCCCCGACAAGCGCAACTCATTGAATATCAACGGCAACAAAATAATGTACGACAACTTCGGGTAATGCTAACTAACCCGAACAAACATCGTGTAAACTATAACAAAGCCGCTGATTATCAGCGGCTTTGTTGCGTTTATATAGTTTTGTGTCTAAAGTTTACATAAGGTTTATATTGGGTTTTTTCGGGCGATTTTGTCTCTTTTCTGTCCCCCGAATCTGTCCCCCGTTTTTTTAATTTACAACGCTATGAAGAATAATGATCTGAGTCCGGTCCGCTTAAGGACCAAGAATTTATCCAGCGGTAGAGTTTCTCTGTATCTGGATATTGTGAAGGATGGCGAACGCAGAAAGGAACACCTCGGATTGTACCTTTTGCCTGAACTCACCAAGGCAGACAAGAACGCTAACAAGGCGACTATGAAAATAGCTGAGGAAATAAGAGCCAAGCGGATGGTCGATTTGATAGAAGGTCGTCTGAGCTTCGCAGGAGATAAGGCCAAGCGTACCGACTTGCTCACATGGCTCGAAGAGCAGCAGACGTATTATTATAATAACAACAATACCAACTACTCGAAGACCATACATAATCTCATACGGCACATCCGTCTGTTCCGCGGCGACAAGCTAACCATGAAGGACGTGACGCCCGGTTTCCTGAGAAGTTTCCTGGACTACCTGAAAGGCAACGTCAACAAATACGGCGGCAAGCTCAGCGACGAGACTATATACACCTACTTTACCGTGCTTTCCATTCTAATGAATAAGGCAGTGCGCTACGAGATTATTGCCGCGAATCCTTTTCACAGATTGTCTCAAGCCGAGAAGCCTCAACGTAGGACAAAGAAGAAGGAGTATCTTACGCTCGACGAGGTAAAACGAATGGCTGAGGCTGAGTGCGACGATATACGTGTAAAGCGAGCTTTTCTGTTCTGTTGCTTCACGGGTTTGCGCTATATCGACGTGTCGAGGCTCAAATGGAAACATATTTCCGAGATAGGAGAGGGCGAGTATCAGATAGAAGTAGTACAGCAGAAGACGAAAGAACCTGTGTATATACCTTTGTCGGCAAACGCTCTGAGATGGCTCCCCGATCGTGGTGATGATGGCCGCGAGAACTATGTGTTCAAGTTCCGAGACCGCTCGATCATCTATGACTATCTGGATAGATGGGCGAAGAAAGCCGGCATCGAGAAACATGTTACTTTCCACATGAGCCGCCATACTTGCGCTACACTTTTGCTGTATTACGGTGCAGACTTGTACACAGTATCAAAAATACTCGGGCATACGTCGATAAAGACTACACAGATATACGCTAAGGTCGCAGACGAGATGAAGCGTAAGGCAGTGGGCAATATCCCGAGTATATAAAACATTCACCGATGTCGGTATGAGCCTCCGCATCTTGTATATACATGAGGCGGAGTGCTCTATATTAAGATGTTTTTCATTACCGATTTAGTAATGCGATTGGACTTTATCTCTTTCTGTGTATCAGCCATAACAGCAGCGAGATTAAACATAGTACCACCGCTCCGACCGCTATCTTGCCTACGAACATCTGCGTCCGCTCCCACCATGTCGCCTTGCGCTCAATGGGCACCGGCACTGGTATGGAGTCCGCTCGCAGGATAGACTTGTATATCGTGTCCGTCTTCATGCTCACCCTGTCACGCCATTTGTACACGCTCTTTGTCTTGTATATTGTATCTCCTACCATGTAGCTCTCGACATATATAGAGTCGTGTGTGCGGAATGTATCGGCTTTGTAGTTGGTCTTATACAGCGTGTCCGTCTTGTTGATTACCCGTTCAAGCACAACAGGCTTCGGAGTCGCGCAGCTTGTCATAACAAGCAAGAGCACGTGCAGCATAGAGCCGATGACAATAGCGAAGCCGTAGCGACATATATCATCCCATTCAATACTCGGTAGCTTGTAACGCTTCCATTGATACACCTCACGCAGCACCTTTACTGGCAGTGCAAGAACGCCTACGAATATAGACGTGATAAACCATCCGATAGCGCCTTGTCGGTTTCGCTTGTTCTCGTCGTAGCCTTCATCGACTGCATCGAGCTTGTCTGCCTTGTAAAAGACAAAGAGCATTGTCGCTCCCAATATGATGCAGTTCAGTAACATTAATATTCCTCGTATATCCATATTCGTTAATTTTTATTGTTATCCATTGCTTCCTCAACCGCCTCGCCGATGTCTGCGTTCTTCCGCTTGATGAGTGCGATGATAAGGCGTTTCACGGAGAATGTGTTTTTTATGCCATGCAGGGCGCAAACGTGCCCGGCGATACTATCTACCTCCCAGATGCACCCGAAGCCCAAGCCGATAGCCGCCGTTGTGACGTGGTTAGCCAAGCCCAGCGGTTCGAAGATAGCCAAGCCGAGCACGGAGCCGAGTATGAGGTATGTAACGTAGTCCACCGCCTTATTGCACGTTCTGCGCCCAGCTCTCGAAAAGCGGAAGTGTTCGTGCCTTTTAATGCTCTCCGACACACCGAACCAAAAATCGGCGACGATAAGAACGACGATAAGAACGAGCATCCAACGTAAATCGAACAGAGCGGTAAGCGCTTCCGTGCTCATGGTACCGACCACGAAAGCCTTACCTGTACTTGTAGTGATATTTCCTGCCATTTTATATTGTGTTATTCGATTGTTATCCAAATCTGCTCGCACCGCTCGTCAGCAGCCTTCAGCATGGTGTACACCTTACGGAACGTTGCCGTTGAGTTAAGCACCTGACCGACCGCCTTGTTTTCTCCGACAAGGATGCAGCCATCCGTGTCCTTCGCTGTGTTGCCGCAGTGTATCAGCACGCCTTGATAGCCAGGTGTATTGCACAACCTTGGTAGTCTGCCCTTGCAGAACAGATACTGCGCCCGACCTCCGAACCTCGGCGATACCGTCTTCATGTCGACGAGGTATCTGCCCGTCGGGATGGCGGTTTCGCCTTTGATTTTAACTCCGCATATCTGCGCAACGCTCATCATCGAGGTCAGACCTCTATCCTTGTCTTCAAGCGTATCACAGACGTATGCACCGTCAACGTACATCTTGCCGATGGTGTACGTCTCCTTTTTTGCTATTCGTCTTACTTTTACTTCCATGTTTATAGATTTAAATGAATAATGTTTTTACGATGTTGAGTATCGCGCAGCCTCCGTCGCGTCGATAGCGTAGCTCATGCTTTAATGTTTTACACCTTTCTCCATGTTCTGCTGTACACCCACGACGACCGTGCCTTGCCGTTACTGAACGTACTGTAGCCCAATCGTCTATCCGGGTATTTTCCACCCGTGCTCGGAGCTTCAGTCTTTTCTGTCTTAGCCCCGACAAAGAAATACACACCGCTTGCGAGATTTATCAGACTACCGTTCTTTGCCAAAAGCGTTTCACTCGTAAAGTATTTGCCGTCAGCCTGCTGCGCAAGAGCCTCGGTTGTCAGACCTCTGTCTTCATCAGGCATACACTTGCCGTTGTTGCGTGCCGCTATATATTGATAGAAATTCTTATAAGATTTAGGTACCGATGTCTCACCAAGCACGCCTTCTTGCTCTATCTCGTCCAAGGCTCCGAATATAATTCTTCCTGCCCTTGCCGTGGCTACCGACAGCTTGACGCTATAGCTTCCTACCTCATACGTCTTGAATTCCGTAAAACTTGTAGTGCCGAGCCATTCCGTAGCCGGCATGACGCCGATTCTCGCAACCACAGCTTCGGAGAACCGCGAAGCATCCCAGCCGCCAGGACCAAGGTCGTAAAGTATATTGCCGGCGTTGTCGAGATACTGCATTACCGCCATGCCGTTTTCGTTTACACCGAAACGTATGTTAGTCTTGCCTATAGTGCCGGCAACCTCCAGCAGTCCGTTATGAATCTTGATAGTCGCTCCGCCCTCAGCCTTTGTCTCCATTTGCGTAACCTTCACCAAGTCGGCGTTTATGCCGCCGTCCTTAAACGCGGCAACCTCCTGTCCTGAATTATCGCGGAACACAGCGTTGTCAGACGTGAAGACAATCTTATCCTGCTCGATGTCGATGCCTGTGCGCAGCAGCTTGGCTGCAATGCCACTGTCCTCGACATAGCCGTTTGCCGACTCTATCCAGTCGGTAGGCGTTGCACCCACCTCTAACTTCGGCATTGTCACCCACGCCTTTCCGCCTTGTATACAACGGATGAGGACATAGTTAGGTATGCCAGTGCCCTCCGAACGCCAGTGTACCCAATAACGCTTCCACTCGCTTGTGAGATAGAAGCGACGTCCGCCGTCGGCGTTGCTCGTTGTTGTATCGCGCTCGCTATCCTCGGCAAATATGCTTAGATTAGAGCCACTCCACATGTATGCGTCGATGCTGCCGGAACCTTTTGCCATAAACGAGAATATATAGTCCTCATCTTTTTTGATGATGGTATTCACGTTCCACTGCGCCATCTCAATGTATTTGGAAGCAGCGTTGGCATATATTACCGAGCATCCGTTGTTGTACGACTCGTTAGTGACCACTGACGCATCCATTAGTGTTAGGTTGCCAGTCTTATTTAATGTGCGTGTATTGTCGAGCAGGTTGCCCCCGATATAGTCGTAGTCGTCAGGCGATGCGCTCCAACACATAAAGTCCTCCGCCGTACCCTCTATGAGGATAGGGTGGGCGATGTACACCTGCTGACTCGCAGTAGATGCCTCCACTTTCACGCACGCCACGGAAATCCACTCATACGGAGCGTTCGCTGCCACAGTAAAGGTTTTCTGGTAGAGATACCATCCATTGCTTGGCGTTATCGTTGCTCCTCCTAAATTCGCACTACCCTTCGGACCGGTATATCCACTTGGTCGCGACGTGTCGGTTGCCGAGCTGTGCCACACCACCTCTCCCGTAATTTCTACTTTGGCAGACTTCGTGCGTGCCCAGAAAGCCAGCGTGTACGTCTTGCCCTTAGTGACGTGTATGTTGCGAGAGTTAGATGCTTCTCCCCATCGTGCACCGCCTATCTTGGCATCGGGCGCGAATATCACATTGGCACCCTCATGCGCCGACGTGCAGTATATCTTAGACCTCAGAAGATAGCAGCCCTCGCCTTGCTTGCGGAACAACGAGCCAACGAGCAGATTGCGTCGCTCAGCAAGAGTGTAGCCCACCTTCAGAGATATCTCGCGTGCCGACTGCAGGATCTCGGAAGAGTATTGTTGTAGTGCAGAGCTTGTTTGCAGTGGCATACCGTCTACCTTATTCGTCAGTTCTGTGTAGTTTGACTGCATCTTCTTCGCATCTGCCTTTAGTCCACCGAAATACTTGGTGTAGTCTAAGTGCCACGTCAGGCGCACGACGAACGTCTTGCCACCCACCACCACCGACACATCGACATAGCCATCGGTGTAGTACATAGTATTGCTACCGGCGTTGTATGTGCGTATGGAGTTGATACGAACCGATGTGCCCGACACACTTGCCGTGCAGTTAACAGGCGTTTTGATAGTAATAGAACTTGCGCTCACGACGGCACCACCCTTGCGGCACACTACTGTAGCATAACCATAGGTGTTGATGCCGCCCGATGTTGTGCCGGACGGTACTCCGTCATCAGAAGTAGAGATGGTGATAGGTGCACCTTGTAGCTCAACAGTGTAAGCATCAGTGCCAGCAGTTCCCTTATCACCTTTGTCACCCTTATCACCTTTGTCGCCCTTGTCGCCATCTTTCACAGCCACAATGGTTATCCAGCCACGTGCAAGTATTGTTGCCATATCTTTTTGTTTTTAGAAAATAGGGTGAGGTGCCCTATTTAGACACCTCACAAGTAAATGTACCTCTCACTGCCACATCAGCGTTCGCCACCGTGACATACGGCTTTGTTGACGCATTCACTGGACTTGATGTGCCGCTCCAGTTTGTTGCTACGCCGTTCGAGTTGTACTTAGTCCACTTGTACTGATATTTGCAGGCGTGAGTGCTGTCAGCCTTAACAGCTGTGCCGTCTTCGACCACCTGACCATCCTTCCATAGACGTGCGAACAGTTCTGTAGACTGAGCACCATTGACGATTTTGTCGCCAGTGAGTGAGTAAACCTCTACGACATAAGGGTCGCTGGCATCGAAGAATGTGACAATGGCGTTAGCAGTATCAGCACCATCCTTCACCGTGCAGCGGAATGTCTGGAAGTTCAGCACATCGTCGGCATTCACATTCAGCGTGCTCACGCCACCCGATGTAGTGACGTTGCCAGCAGCTACTGCACTCCAGGTGCCAGCACTAATATTGAGCACATCCCACGTCATGCTTGTCATTGTAGTGTCTTGCACATTGCCGCGGAAGAATTTAGCCACAGCACGCAATGGCTTGGAACTGTTTGTAGAGTCGAAGGTGTTGCCGTCAGGAGTCTCTATCTGCACCGTCTGTAAAGCACCACCCGACTTTGCCAAGCTGATAGTCAGATAGCCTCTGCACTCCGTGGTAGCTTTGGTCTCGGGGTCGGTATATGTACATGCCCACTCGATATTCTTCACGCTGCCATTCTTCGCAATGTTGCTGACGATGTTGAGCTGATACGACTTGCCCTGCACTGGTGTCGCTGCTGCGCCGTCTATAGTCCACTTCCAATTGGTACAAGCTGCTGTCGGAGCTTGGTCGGTCGAGCTACCCGTCACATACACACGAGCTGTGATGACGTTAGGTGCACTTGTCGAATAGTTTGGAGTGTACACACCAGTATCGGGCGTGAAGATCTGAGTCTGACCCTGCGAAGCTTGCGTGAAACACTGAACAGCTTTGCCGTCGTTAAGGTCAACGATTGTGATTTGACCATTCGCTAATACTTTTGCCATAATTTCTTGTTTGTTTAAATTAATAATATCTATATAAATCGTTAAAAATGAAATCTAAATTAAAACCTCACATTCGAACTGCGCCTGCCTTACGACATCATCACTACTCACAACGCAGACTCTACCGATACCCTCATGCAGAGTATTCCACGTTGTATCATCTGCCGTATCTGCCGATTGCCTTCGCCACGACCACGCGCTATCGCTTATGGTGTCGCTTATGTCCTCGCCGTTGCGTAACAGTTTAGCTTCGAGAGTCAACTGCCCGGTGCCGTTAATCATCACCGTGCCCGAACTACTCGTTATCACTATTTGATACGCCAAGCCATCCTCGCCAGGATCTCCCTTCTCGCCCTTCTCACCTTCGATTTGCTTCAGCCAGTCCGCCGAGCCGTTTACCGGCTCAGCTACAGTACCGCTCTCGTTAGTGCAGAGCCACACAGCGTTGTTGTGGTTCACCTGGTCGTAATAGTCGTAAGTAATGCCACGCTGCCATTCGCCGCGGTAGTTCACCATGTGCATAGTCTGGCCAGATGATGATATCCACTCGAACGACGTAGATGTTATGCGCGAGCCATTCGGCGACAGACAGAACACCTCTCTGCCGTCAAGCGTATAGTCGTTCACACCCTTGTACAGCTTGATTGACGGAGAGTCTTCGCCATAAGCCGAGAGGTAGAGCACCGACTGACGTGCGACATCGGTTGTATTACCCATCTGCACAAGTTCGTCACCTGCTGCGGGCTGGTCGGCTCCTTCGCCCGAACTATTGACGACGTCGATATAGTCGGATCCAACAGCGTGAACCCTGCGCCAGTAGTATCTGTTTCTTGCGCTCTCGCTTGTGCCGGTCTTGATATTGAATGTCTGACAGCGCACGAGGTCGTTTTCCACGAATTGATTCACAATCTCCCGGTCTCCGACCTTCTGCAGAAAGTAGCATCGCGTCATTTCGTAGGGAGCTCCGCTCTCGTAGCCGGAGCTCGTCGAACCTTTCGGAATACTCTCGACATTGCTCACTTTCATGGATGCAGGCGACAGGACTATCTCGCCGCCGACGCTCTGTAGCTCGCGTATCACGAGCTGCACGAACTCTGCCGTCTTACGCACAAGTAGGCGGTCTACTTCCAAATATGAGTCCGTTGTTGTGCCGTAAGTGTCGCCGAGCATGAAACCCTTGCCGCCGACACCGGGTTTGAATGCCGCCGACACCATCTTCTTGAGAGTGGCTACGCCTTCGTCCGTGATGCCATGAATTCCGTCCGAAAGAGTGAGACCTCCGAGGAGCGTCAGGAGCTTCTTAAAAGTGCTTGCGGCTTCAGAAGACAGCCCTTCTGCGAAGGTTATGCGCTTCTCGGCTGTGTCCTCTTCATCAGAGCGCAGGAAGTGCTGGAACACCTCGGCCTCTATATTCACGTTCTCCGCAAGACCTGCCTTATCGGCATACTTAGCTTCATCAGCGATAGCGGCATGTCCTGCCTTATCAGCGTAGCCAGCTCTTCCCGAAGCCTGTGTGTTGGCATATACAACACCGCCTCCAGAACTTGTTGTAGCTCCGGTCGCTGTCTTTGGCTTGGTGTACATCTTTACTTTTATCATAGCTTACCTTTTTTAGATTTCGCGCAGCTTCAATACTGCCGTGCCTTCCGCGAGATTCCGGCTTATGCCAGTTACCCAGAAGTCCTTGCCCATAGCCTCGTGTCGGTATCTGTTGAACAGTCCGACGTTGCCGTTCTCGTCTTCGAGGTTCTGCGTCATCGCTACACGAGGCACATGACAATCGTCGTAATGATTCGACACGTAGTGCTGCTCGGGCTTTGCCGTATTGCCGGTGTTGCGGTCGTATATGTCGAGAAGCTGGCTTCCCGTTTTTAAGTTGGATGGAGTCGAGATATTCAGTCCGGTTTTCACGCCGAGGGCATATCCTTCGTCACCAGTCAGTCCGGACGTTATCTTAAATTCGAGATCGTCCTTCACGTTACAGAAGTCTTCGTCGGTGTCGCTTGCGTATATGATGTCGTTGTCTTCGAGCGACTCGTAGTTGTCGTTGTCGCTGTACAGCTTCATCTCGAAGTTCTTGATGCAGATATTCTCCACGTAGCTCAGAATGATCTCTTTGTCAAGTGGCTTGTATGTGCCGTCATCTTCCCATGGCGGCATTGATACGACGATTCCCGACGTTCCGATTTCAGTACCTCCGATGCCGCTTGATCTTAAAGACCATGCCGGACAAAGGATAGTGAATTTAACCTTGCCCTGCAGGCCGTCTGCCTTGCATATCGGAATAGCCATGCCTTCGGCGTCGAGGTTCATGCCTACACTTATGTTGTTTTGTATGCTGAACTCCGTGCCTACTATGTAGTCGTCGATCTTCGGGTCGAAGCCGATGGTGAACGACTGCGAGTAGTATTCCTTGTCGCTTTCGCACTCTTCCCTGGTCTTGTACGGTCTCCAGGCATAGTCGTCCGGCGTACCGTTACCCGTGCCAGGCGTGTCGCCGGCGAAGAATGCCTGGCGAAGACTCTTTTCGACGAGACATTTGTCTCCTACTACAAGCATGCAGCACAAAACTTGAAACTTCGACACATCGTCGACCTTGCCTAAGTGCATGTTTCTCTTCATCTGGCACTCTTTGAGCGTCTTTCCTAAGAACGGAATGAAGCCGTTGCCGATGGTCTTGTTGAGCATGAGACGCGAGTACGGAGTCTCTGCCTTGTAGAACTGATGAGAGTAATATTCCTTGCCGTCCGGGCCGGCTACAGTGTGCAGGTCGCTATCGCTGTATAGCACGGTTTCTTTATAGGACGGGCACGAAAGCTCGCGTGTCGGTGTCAATGCGATACGCCCGGATATTACGAGATAGTTCGTTGTGCTGTCGTCGGCTGGCGAGTAAACGCCCGGAGCGGCGTTGCTCTCGTATACGGCGCAGGGTATTCTCTCCATGAGTCCTTTACTCGTGATGCCCTGACTCGACTGCGCCTGTCCTACGCCGAGCACAAGCCACGTTTCCATATCCAACTTGCCGGATATGGAATTGTCTTTTGCGTTCATCTTTTTCTCTACGGATCCGACCTTCAGAAGGGCCGTTCCGCTGCCCTTGCCGATGGCGTCAGGTAGTACGTTCTGCCATTCGTTGTCGCCGGAGTAGGGGAAATACGATGTGCCGCCGGTAGTGCCGAGCACCGACTGCGGATAGAACGTCCACTTTCTGTTAGTCATTACCCTTATATACCAGTCTGTGACGTAAGCCTTGCCCCATTCCGATGGCTTTTCTTTCCATGCCATACAAAAGGCTTCTCGTGCCGTCCTTCCTTCAGCAGGGGAAGTGATCATTCTCATGTACTTCTGTTTCCCGGAGAATGGTGAAGTCAGATCGTCTTCTTCAAGCGGACTGCTGATAAGGTTTTTCATGCTCGTTACATTGTCCTTTAGTACGAGCTTGTTGTAAGCCTCATCAATGTTTATCTGCGTTTCCGTGTCGGCCACGATGTCAGTACGCAGGGTTATCGCCTTGCGTTCGGACGCCTTAGTGTTCTCACTCAGCAGGTCTTTCCATTGTACGCTTGCATTCTTGCTGCTCAATGTTTCCCATGCGTATATGTAGAAGGCCTCACCGTCATGGACAATATGGAGATCGAGATAGCGCATTATCTCTTCGAGCACTGCGTCCTGCATCCATACGTCGTCTTCCTCGTCGCCGAGGAAGAGAAGTTCCGAGATTGAAATTTGCGAGAATACTGATGTTGGGCCGACCTCGTCGCTGCTGAGAGCCTTGCTGTTGTCGTAGTAGAGGCGTATGGGATGCTGTGCAGCGTTGCTGATGATAAGCGACTCCGTTGCGATTGTAAGGATAGCAGAACAAATCTGCAGGAATGTTTTCTGCTCAGCGTTGTCCTTGATGGTTGTATATTCAACGCCCGGAGTGCCAACGTTGAGGTAGCGTGAGTATTGCAGACTTGAGAGCACGTCGATGCAGTTCAGTTCTACCTCGTCGTACTCTTCATTGTAACCTTGCGAAAAAACAAGCGGCTCAATGAAGCCGGCAAAGACGATCTGCCCGTCACGCAGTACGTTCACTACAGTATTACGGCATGACTTGTTGTAAAAATCACTGATGAAGCTCCGGCAAAGGAGACGTATTGTGCAACTGTGACGCAGGAGATGGTCGAAAGTGTCGTTCATCTCGTCAGTTATCTCCACCGCGTCTTCCTGGAAGTATATGCCTCCGGCTTCCGTACCGATGATCTTCTCTTCGGTACGGTCACCGTGCGACAATATCTCCACGGTGATAATGTTGCCCTTCTGATTAACGAATTGTCCGTGTATGTACATAGTCGTGATTATGAAAGATTTGAGCGTCGGCCCGACTTGGCGGCTATCCTGCGCACATTACTTATTGTCTGCTCCAGCTCCGTGCCTCTCGTCTTGCCCTTGATGCCTATTTCGAGGCGTATGCCATCAATGCTCTGCCTGCTTGTCTGTGCTGTTTGCATGTCCGGCAGAGTTCTCTGTGTGAACACCGGCGGCGTATACCTCGGCGTATTTATCATCTGGAAGAGACGAGCCTGCTGCCATTTGGTAAGGATCATCTCTCCACTGTTGACACGGGCAAATTTGCGGTCTCCAAAGGTCGAACCTCCACCGACTACGCCACCCGAGGCGAAGCCGTTGAGGTTTTTCATTGCAGAAATCATTGCGGCAAGCTGGGCTATGCCGGTAGCAGCAAAGCCTATCCAAGCCCAAGGGCCGAGCGTTGCAGCCTGTGCAGTCGCCGTAGCGAACCCCTCAGTCATTACCGCAATAGATTGCGCCAACACTCCTGCAACATTCAGCTCAGGCACGCCTATCGCATTACCGAGAGAAGAAAGACTGCTGCCCATTGCGCTGGCTGCTGAGCACGCTCCTTCCATTTTCTTTTTCGCATCGTCGATGTCACTTGTCTTGATGTCTATCTTCAGTGGCTTCAGTCCGAGCTGCGTCAGCTCTGCGTCCAGATCTTCGAGTTGTTTCATAGCATCATCTTTGCCGATGATGCCTATCTCGAAGTCAGACTGGATGCGGCTTGCTTTCTGCTGCGCATTGCTGTAGCTCTGACGCTTGTCGGCGACGGAGCCTTGTTCGATGTATTCTGGTTCTACTTCGGCGGCGATAGAAGCCTTGCCCTTTGTCGCTCTGTCTATCTCGGCCTGTATTTCTGCGATTTTTGCTGAGGCTTTGACTTTCGCCTCGATGGTTGTAGCCTCATCGAGACTGCGCTGTGCGTTCTGCAGTTGCTCTTGCAACTCTTCGATAGGTGTCTTGAAGTGCACCTCGATAGGCTTCAGCCCGAGCGCAGAGAGCTGGTCGTTGATGTCGGCAATAGCTTTCTGCGCTGAGGCTTTGTCTATCAGTCCAGAGTCGTAGTCCTGGCGGATGTTGCCGATGCGCTGCTGTGCGTTGCTGTAGCTCTTGCGTTTATCGGCGGCGGATCCTGCCACGATATAGGTCGGCTCGGTAGCGGCTTCGATTGAAACCTTGCCCTTTGTCGCCTCGTCTATCTCTGCCTGTATCTTCTTCACCTTTGCGTCGGCCTCCACTCTGGCTTCGATGGTCAGGGCGTTGTCCTTGGTCTTCTGAGCAGCAGACAGCTTCGCCTGCAGCTTTTCGATGTACGTCTTCGGTTCAACAGCGGAGGGCGTATTGGTGGTGTTGTTGGCAATATTACCAACAGGCTTGCCTGCTGTAATAAAGCCCTTGTTTGCCTCCAGGTTCTCGGCTAACTGTTTTTGGGTGTCGGCAATTTCTTGATTGACGGCGTTGAGACTCTTGTCTATTGGATTTATTTGTTTGTTGCCCGAAACATTCGTACCATTGTATCTTTCTGCTCCTATTTTGGTAAATCTCCATTGCCCATCGTTACCAACTTTACCATAGCGCTCGTTGCGCCAGCTTTCCGGCACGATGTCGCCCTCTTTGGCGTTTCTTCCGTTATTCTTGGCATCGTCGGAAATACTCTTAGTTACCTTCTTTTTCTTATCAAGCAGGTCGATTTGCTTTTGGTATAATGCTGTGAGCTTCGCAGCGTATGCAGCTGCCATAGCTCTTTGCTTGAAAGCCTCAACCACAGCGTCCGTCTTGTTGTTAAAGATATTCTCGGCTTCCGTGACGCTGTCTATCTTCAGCCGCAACTCGCCGAAAGCGGATTGATTCTGCTTTATCCATTGCACTTTCTGCTGTTCGGTAGACAAAGACTTCCATCCTTCCTTGAGTTTGTCGTATTTCGACATTAGCTCCGAATAGGTAGACTTCAGTGTGCTGTCATAGGCATTCTTCACCTCGTCGGCTGCGCTGTTCATTTCCTTCATCGCTTCCGCCTGCTCGTCTGCTTTGTCTTTAGCTTCCGAGGATTTAGAAATAAATGCGTTTATTACTTCTGTGAGGGCGACTATTGCTATACCCACGCCTGTAGAAATGAGCAAGCTCCTGATAGCAACCTTAAGAGTTGTAGCTCCGACAGCAGCCCCAGTAAAAGCCGCACTCAATGTTCTCGTAATAGCCGTCAGTCCTATCATCGTTGTTCTGGATACCACAAAAGCGGCATTTGCTGCAGTTGTCCTTATTCTTACGATAGCCTGGGTGATACCGAGTGATTGCCACGCCTTTACCAATGTCGAAATGGCTATCACGCTATTGCCTACCTGCGTCGCGATATTAAGATACGGCATGATGCCGCTTAATGCGGACGCAATACCATCGGCGAACTCTGCAATTTGGTTCTTCATCATCTGGAAGCTCGCCGCACCGCTACTGCTCATAGTCGAGAAGGCCTCGTCGACGGTGCCGGCGCTATCCTTCATCGAGGAGATATTTTCATTGAATTTGTCTGCAAGCTGTCCTGTCAGAGGCCCGATAGCACGCAGGCTTTCTGCTGAACCGAATAGCTTTCCGTATATCTCCTGCTCCAGCATACCGCTCTTTTGCGCATACTGCTTTACGTTCTTGTCAAGATCGGCCAGGAAGTTCTGCAGGCCGCCAGCTGCTTTGATGGATGCAGCGTTGAACGATATACCCATCTGCTCTGCCATCTTGCTTGCTTCGCTCGAAGGCTTTACAAGTGCGGTGAATACAGCTGCGAGTTGCGTTGACACCTCGGCGGTATTGCCGCTCACTCCGGTAAGCGTAGAGAATGTCGCCATGAGCTCATCTATGCTGACACCCAGCGTTGCAGCATTGCCTGTCACTCTCGGGAGTGCCTGTGCCAGCTGCTCGAAAGATGTCACGCCGTTCTTGGCGGTAAGCTGTATTTTATCCTGTATGTCTCCTGCTGCATCCCATGAAAGACCGTAGTTCTTTATGACGGTAGAGGTCACTTTAACTGCCTCGCCGAGGTCTGCGACACCTCCTACAGAAGCCTTTGCTGACTTCTGGAGAAAAGTTATCCAGTTGTCTTCAGGTACACTGTTGCTTATTACTTGATATAGTCCATTTGCAAGTTCTTCGCGCGCCATTGGTATATCCTTGGCAAGCTCCGCAACTTGGTCTTTGAGTTTAGAGAAGTCTTCGCCACTCTTGCCCGCCATTGTATTTGCGGTATTCATAGCTGCGCCGAAACTGCGACTTTCTTCTGTGAGGTCGTTAAAGGTGGAAGATATGTTTCTTAAAACTTCAAAGCCTTGGTTGAAGGATATAAGAGCATCTCTCATGTCAGAAGCAGTCGTTCTTACACGAGAGATGTTTTTCTGCATCTCGTTCAAATCCGAGGTTGCAGTAACGATTTGCTCCTTTCCGTCTACGCTGAGTTTTATGTTAAATTTTATCTCCTTTGCCATAAATACTTATAATGAAGAATGTATGTTATATAAAAAATCAGTATCTTTGCCTTTGTAAACATAAAATTCTTAAGAATATGAGAAACAACGAAGAAAATTCCGATAGAAAAAAGCGATGGCAGCGATGGACTACAATAATGTCCTATTCCTTAATCACCTGGATTGCATCCGTTGCTGCTCTTATTATTACTGACAACGAATCATCGTTAGCCCTTATCGTCTTTTTGATAAGCACCGTGGTCTTTTGGGTAGGATTTGCTTCTCTGCTGTCGCTTTCCGCAAAAGAGCCCTGGATCTAACTTTTCTTTGCCTTGTTCGCAAGTGCTTCAAATCTTCGCTTCGCCTCTTCTTTCGATACAGCCGGTGCTTTCCGCATCGGCTTTTTCTTTTCCCACGGGAGCGGTAGTACTTTCTGCGGTGTCAGATTGCCCTTTGCGTGCGGCTGCAGGGCTATTGTTGCCATCATGCGCATACACTCCCATCTGTCCCGAAGCTGTGCCTCCTGCTGCTCGTTCCACGCCCTGTAGATATGGTCGAACTCCTCGGGCGTGAAGCCGCAAAAATCAGAATAGGGGATGCCGATGTTGCCAACGGCTATCCCCAGCAGCTCAAGTATTTCTAACTTTTTTTTTCAGCCGAAGCCTCAACGCCTGCAGCGTCGCCGTTGATAGCCTCCGTCCATGCGGCGACATCGTCAAGCGTCACGCTGTCGGCAAAGTCCATGAGCGAAAGACCGAACTCCACGCCGTCATGCTTGCACGCCGATGCAATACAGCAGAACAGGTATGTACACATGTCCGTCACGTCGTTCGAGATGTCGGACACCTCCTTTCCCGTTTCCATTTTGAAGCGGAGCATAGCCCCCATAGTCTGTCTACAGGGGTATGCCTTGCCGTTGATGGTAATTTCTACTTTTTTCATGTCTCTGCGCTTTATTTTGAAACTACAGCCGAGCCTGCCTTGCCCGGGTAAACCTCAGGCTCGCCGTCGTTCTCCAACGAAAGGCTGTAGGTCGCGTCGTCAGTCGCCGGCGAGGTCTCCTCGATCGAGGCGATAACAAAGTTGCCCTTGACGTAAGGCTTTGTGTCTTCACCGCGCTTGAAGGCCTCGACCTCCACGCTCTGGCCCTTACCCCATGCAGGTGTAAGCTGTTCGTAGCCGTTCTCGGTCTCGTTGTAGAAACGGAAGCCCTCCGCACTGATGGAGATTGAGAGTCCTGTGACGCCCTTGCCCTTCCACAGGCCGCTGCCCTTGGCGGCGGTCGCTACAGGCTTCACTGCGCGGTCTTTTGTCTCCGAGTTGAACGTGAGTGTGTGTGTAGAGCAGTGGCCCACGGCCTTGCCGTCTACTTTCAGCAGAATGTCACTGCCGTTGATATAATTACCTGTTTCTGGCATAACTATAAGTTTTTAATGGTTAAATCTTCACTTGGAATACAAGCTGCTGCACGTAGGCATCATCTTCATAACCTTCCTCACTATCGACGAGAATGCAACTGCGCATACGGATGCCGTCGAGTTCGCCTTGTCTGTAATCGAGCGCTGCACGTGCAGCCTCTGCAAGTTCTACGCCTTCGGCATACTGCGCCGTGTAGCACACCACCTCCATCGTGACGGTGTCTGCACCCGGCATGCCCGATTTCGTTGGGTTGTGCGCCAGTGCTGCACGTCTGTACAGAATGTAAGGAAGCTGCGCCGTATCCGTCGCTACGGGGAACACCTTATTTGTCTTCGCCTTCACTTCCTCGTCAGAGAGGAGCATATTGCGTATGATGGCGCCTGCGCTGAGAGATGTCTTCTTTGTCATTGCTTGTCTTTTTAGATGAGTCCTTGTTTTCTCGCCGCCCTTTCGATGTTGTCCTGGAGGTTGTTGAAGAGGTTCGTCTCCACGCTGTCAGCGGTCTGCTGCTCTGTCTTGGCGAGGAAAGCGTAACGCTTCATCTTGCCGCGGTTCGCACCGCCTCGTACGTATTGCCGTATCTTCTTGCCCGTAAAACGGCTCTTGCCGAAGAACGAAGAAATTCTTCTTCCTGCCTTACGATACCTGGTTCCGTCCTCTGCCCACATCAGCACAGGCTTTTCCTTGCTCTGTCGGTTAAGGTGTATGCCCTTGCGTTTGCCGTGCGGTTTCACGCTCACCATGAAGCCCAGACCGTAGCGGTCGGGATAGGTTCGCACGTATATGCCGCTTGACAGACTGCGCTTGGTGCCCTTGCCTATGCCGCTGCTGCCGAGGTTGGCTACGGCGGCTTTCTTCAGTCGGTTGCCTTCGCGGCGCATGGCACCCTTCATGGCCTTTCGCTGTGTCTTCACGTCGAGCGCCTTGTAGACGTCGAGGAACGGCCTTTTGATGTCACTGACGGTTTGATTCATAGGACTTGCTATTCGTTTACTCGTTCGCAGATCAATGTCTTCATGCCTCGGTCGAGGTTCGGTATGATCGCCACCACGGTATACAGATAACCGCCGAGCTGCTGCACTCGCCAGTTCTCTTCTACCTGGTGCGCGTCACGGATGTTGTACTCAGCCCGATAGTCGGGGAAGTGTTCTCCGACCTCCTCGCTGCGGTTGCCGCTCTGCTTTACACGCTGTGCTCTCACCGTTCTCTGCAGCTCGTAGGCGTTGGCCTCTTCGCCGTAAGCGTTGGCGGTCGCAACGGGCTTGAGCAGCTTTATTCTGTACTTCATGTCTCCTGCTCTCATACCAGTTTTCGATAAGGCTTAATCAATGACTGCAACGAATCGGGCACGGCGTGCATCTGGACGCTGCTCACGCTCTCTCGCTGGTTGTACCAATGAGCACCGAGCATCATCGCCGCATGCATGATGGGCGTCGGTAGATTGCCGTCACCCATTTCCAGAAGTTCTTCGAGCGGTCTGTTGGTCGCCGTTATGACGGCCATCTCCGCCGTGTCGAGTATATGAGCAAGATACTCGTCATCGTCGGCGAAGTCGTCAGCTCTCACGTGTTTCTTGAATAGTGCCAAATCCGTTATAGCCATGATTGATGTTTTTATTAGATATACGAACGTTCAAAATCACACAGCCTTAGCAACCTTGCCGAGCGCGAAGGCCTCCGGGCGTACGGTAATAGTAGCGTAGTCTGCGTTGAGAACGAAGTCTACTGCGTCCTTGCGCGCCTTGCTGTACGGGTCAACGATAAAGCGAATGTCGCCGAAGAGACCCATCGGCTGGTATCTCCAGTCGCCGAGACCGATGAACTCCGTGCCGTCGGTGTCGCGGATCTCGTTAGAGGTGTATACCGGGAGGCCGCAGAGCACGCCGTTCTGAATCATCGGAACGTAGATACCCTTCTCGTTGACAGGCGTACCTTCGAGGATGGCTGCCATGCTCTTTGTCATTACCCAGCAAGCGTTCGAGCCTTCGATGCCGGTCTCGAACATCTTCGCCTTCATGCCGTTGAGTTCCTTGAAGGTAGGCACAGCAGACAGCGTAGTAGCCTTGGCCTTCAGGGCTACGAACGGACCTGTGAGCTTTGTCGAGGCGTTCAACTTGTTGGTGCTGCAGATTACCTTGTTGAGGAGGCGACGGAGGGCGAGTGGCATGATTTCACGCACGATCATCTCCAGGATGCCCTGCGACTGGTTGAGCGACTGGTTGGTTACCGGGATAGCGATACCGATGCGCTCCGGTGTAGCTCTCAGCTTGCTCAGTTTAATCTTCTTGTCGGTGAGTTCTACACCCTCACCGGCAAGCTCAGCGTCCACGTTCTCGTAGAGCGGCCATACATAATCGCCTGCGAGACCCGTAGGCATAGGCAGACCTACCTTGTCGAGGATAAAGCCTTCCTGCAGCGGACGCATAATCTCCTGTACGTTGAGAGGTACGATGCCGCCGTTGTTCACGTCAGACACCATCATCATGTCTCGCACAAGAAGAATCTCCGTGCGCTGGCCCTGTGCGCTGTTCTCGCGGATCATGCGTGTAGCCTCCTCGATGGCGTTAGGATTCTCGCGGAGGTGCTCGGCTGCTGCTGCCTGCATCTTCATCTGCAGAATCTGGTTCTCACGGGTAAGCGCCTCGAACTCGGCGTTCTCCGCCTCGTTGCGCTCACGCTTCTCCTTCTCGCAAGCGTCCGCAATCTCTGTGATGCGGTCGCAGTTCGCCTGATACTTGTTTACAAGCTCGCGAACGATAATGTTGTTCTTTGGTTTCGTCATATAACTACTGATTTATGATTAGAAAATTCGTTTTTGTGCTGCCTGGCGCATTTCGCGCAGCTGCTTGTCTGCCTCCTCGTTATTCTTTTTCGCTGGAGCTTGGCGCAGATCGTCGCGCAGCTTGTCGGTAAGCTCTCGCGCCTCTACGCTTGTGTCAGGGTAGTACGGGTTGGCGGCAAGCGTGAAGTCGTAGATGCCGAGAATGCTCTTTACGGTGTATGTGATGTTTACCGTGCCGTTCGGCGCCGTCTCGCTGGTACGCTCCACGAAGTCGCGGTTGTAGTAGCGGGTCGAGAAGGCGAAGCTGCAACCCTTGATGTCGCCGCGGCGCACAAGTTCGAGCGCCTTGTCGCCGTCTACGGTGTTCGGGGCGTCAAACTCGAAGGCCACGCCCTTGTCGTCGATGGAGTAGGTGAGCGTTCCTTCTCCCTTGTCGCTTCTCGCAAGAAGCAGGTGGTTGTCATGGAACATCGTCATCTTGATGTCCTGGCTGTCAAGAAACTCTTGACTGACAGCGCCCGGGGCTATCATCTCCCGGGCTTCGCTGTCATCGTCGCTCCACAGAGGCTCTGACGGAGTATTGAAAAGTATTGCGTACCCCGTGATGGTGCGGCTCGGGGCTTCGCCCTCTGCCGCCTCCCTCACATGCAACATATTCGGGGTACTTAAACAACGCTTAATGATCTTGTTGGTATCTTCTGTCTTTTTCATATCGTATGGGGGTTTGTTACTGGATATTATTGCCGAAGGAGCCCTTGTTGATGTCCTTCAGGTTCGCCGATACGAGCACCTTGTCTCCGCCTGCCACCGGCGGCTTGTTCTCTTCCTTACGCCAGTCGTTCACTGTGTAGATGCCTGCTGCGATGGTTTTCGCCTGATACTTCACCCTGCTGTCGAGGTCGCAGGCGTACAGACCTCTGCGGTCGAACTGAAACTTGCGTTTGCAGCACAGCGACGGAGCGACGAGCTTTCGCAGCATCTCGTTCTCTATGTTGCGCAGCAGCGGGTTGAGTGTGTTGGAGAGGAACGCGACGTTCGCCATCTCGGCACTCTTGTAGTTGTTGCTGGTGTCGTCGAACACGAAAGACGGGTGCACGCCGAAGAAGCGGCAAATGTCTCGTATCGTAAACTTACGACTCTCTAAAAACTGCATATCCGTTGACGAGAGCGAAATCTGTTTGAAGTCCACCTGTCCCGGGAGACTCACGATGCGCTCGCCGCTCTGGAACTTGCCGTCAATGCTCTCGGCTGTGTTCTCCAGCTGTGCGTCCTGGTACTCGCCGAAGCCTGTCACCGACTTGTCGTTTGTCACGAGACCTCGCACGTTACCGCCGTTGGCGAAGCGTTTCAGCGTCTCACGGTCGCCAGTAAGCGCTATGTCGAGAGTCTGACGTGCGTATTGCAGCACGCTGATGCCAGTCTTTCCGTCTGCGCTGTGTCCTTTGATGTGTATGATGTCCTGCTCTCTGTAGCAGCCGTACACACCATTAATCATGTCGGTGACGTTGTATGTGTCGCGCAGGACATCGTGCGACACTGTGCCGCGTCCGCAGAGTACGAGTCGGTCTATCTCCAGCGTCGCCGTGTTGTATACTGGCACGATGTAGGCGTTGCCATCAAGCAGCACGTGCTCTACGGTCTCCTTCCAGAAGTCGAACGCTGATTTTGTGAAGTCGGGCTGTACGTCAAGCAGGTAGTGGAGGCGGCTTGTCTTGTCCTCTACAAAGATGCCGTCCTTCAGTCTCATGTATAGAAGCGGAAGGTTGGCGACGCTCTCGCTGAGCAGCTTCACGCATCGGTACACCGTTGCAACGGACATGGCTGTAGCTCCCGATCCGTAGCCGAAGAAGCCTGTGTAGTCTCCGGCGATGGTCGTTTTGCTTCCGGATTCTTCCTTCTTGCCCGATTCTCCTCTAAAAAAATTCGTTATGTTTTGCCAAAATCCCATGTATGTGTGCCTTTTTATCCTCAAAGATACAGCTACTATAGTAGCTTTTAAAATGACAAATGGCGCATTTGGGTGCATTTTGGTACATTGTGGCGCAATTATTAGTTTGTTAAGTTTTGTTTACAATCGTAAACATATAGAAAGTAGCATAGAATTTCAGTTCTTTCCAATATTTAAAGAACTGGAAAGCTTTATAGCGAGTGCCTATGATACAAAAAGCCCTCGATGCGTCACGCACCGAGGACTCCAATAAGCTCTTTAATATAATGAATGCTGCGAATTAGAAACTTGCAGCGGTCATGGTGCCGCATGGTCGGGCGGCGGTGTTGAATTTATTAAACAGTGACCATTTCAATATCCTTGGCAAGTCGGCGCAATCCCGACTTTATTTTCTCCACCTGCTGAGGGCGCGGCTTCGATATGCCGCTCGCATAGTGTGAAAGCTGCTTCTGGTTGATGCCCGTTATTGACTGAAGAGCGGCAAACGAGAATATGCCACGATAGTAGTCGAGCAACGTAGCTACATCAAAATCGTAGACGAGCCTATACTCACCGTCAAACACCTCCGGGTATACATCACCGTCTTTACGTCTGCCTTCGAGCCAGAAGTCAACACTCTCCTGGACATACGCCTTAAAGCCCTCAAGGTCGCCATCATAGGCGACGACCCAACCCGGCAGTAAGTCGCAAGCGCAACAGTAGCCGCCATCAGTACGGGCAGCTTTAATCACAACATCGTTCATAATATATTGTTTTATATGTTAATCTTAAAATAGGTGGCAGCCACGACCGCCACCTTTCTTTGTCGAATATCAAAACAAGCGTCTGCTTCGAATGTAGGGGAGGGGCGGAACTTCTGCTCCACCCCGATTAGTCAGAACCTAAGCCCCGACTGCCGTTCAATACTACTGAGGAGCCATCCGCAGATAGATGTTGAAGGCTTACCGTTGACAGTTACAACACCCTTTTTTGTAGGGTGCTTGAACTCTCGGTGGTCCCCTTTGCAACGGTCTAAGTACCAACCGTCGTCAGTCAAGATTCTCAGAATCTTAGAAACTTTTACATTTTTCATAGATCGCTTGTTTAATAATTCAACACTGCAAAGGTAGTAATTTTACTACGAATAACCAAACAAAACAATAACTATTTTACTACGAAATGTAAAAAAACCGCCGACGCATCACGCGCCAGCGGCTCCGAAACTAATCAACAAAAATGTAAACAACTGCTTATATACGTTATGACTCTCTTACAATAGGGGCTTTGTCTTGTCTATCACTACAAGGGCCGTATTAACCATTGTGCCAGCCTCCTTGAACGACTTGTCCGGGAGTTTGCGCATATAGCCTCCGTAGTGTGCGACGGCGTCGCGCAGTATTTTGTACGGACCGTCAGTACGCCACATCACAGCCTGAGAAGCGATAGCTACGACCTTGCGGTTTGCCATTGAGATCGCCTTGAGGATATGCAAAGCGTCTTGTCGCTTACAAAACGGTGGGTTCATTACTATAACATCGTACGATGCCGACGACGGGAATTTTAGAAAGTCCTTGCCGACGACGCGGAAGCCTCGCTCCTCAAGTACAGCTCGGTTCTTAGAATCGAGTTCGATGCAGTCGGGCGATGGCATAAACTTCGCAATATTGCCTTGTCCTGCAGAAGGCTCAAGCGTGCTCTCTCCTTGACGTATATCCGCTATCTCCACAATCTCGCGAGCGAGAGACTCGGGAGTAGGAAAGAACTGAAGTGCTTGTCGCTCCGGGATGTATTCTCCAGAGTCGGCGATGGATGTAATGAGGTCGCCTACATCCTCCTTGAATACAAAAGCCTTCTTCGCACTCGACCACTTGCCGCCGATACTCTTCAGTACCTTGGCTACACGTTCGTATAGCTTGCGTTCTAACTGCCCGGGCAGGCGTAAAAGACTGCCGTCAAACTCGGAGGTTTTCAATACCTCTACAACTGAATTGTCTATCTTCATACGTTATGATATTATTGGATTTTAAGAAGTCGTGAGTATGCACTACGAGCCTCATCAATCATTTTTAAAGTGTCGCTGTCCGGCGGCAAGTTGCCAAGCATGTCTGCTATCTTGCCGAGTTTTTCCGATAGTTTTCTCATGTGTACCCGCTGTTCCTTTCTTTCCTGTTCGATTA